TATAAGAGAAAAAACCATCGAACAACGAATTACAGAATTATTTATCGAATTTGACCATTTGGGAAACTATACTAATCGTAATTGGTTCTCATCATTGGATTCTACTCAATATATTCGTTTATATAGATGTATTCTTGATATATGGAATTATAGAGGCCAATTATCTTATTCGGTAAAGAGTAAAATATGTTTATTGGGAAATCCTTTTTCTGAAATATTACCTAGGACTTTTTTTACGAACGATTCTATATCACATGAAAGAATTCAAAGTGGTTGTCTTACTATTTTTGAAAACTTGATTTATACAGGAATCGATGAAGAACATCGTAAATTAGGGGCTTTTCACGCACTTACCGCATTAACGGTAGTATCTCGTGATGCTAGACAAGCAATGCCATGGTTATACGAATCTGTTGTTTTTTAATATATTTTTACATAATCCATGAAAAAATATAATACATCAATTCAATAAAGTATTTTTTATTGCGTTTCAACAGATAGTGGTTTATAAATATATTGTGGATTTTTTTTTAATATATAACTTATGATAAGATCTTGGTAACCAAAAATTAAATCATTTAAACCTTTTTGATAGTTATATTTATTTACAAAATGATTTATTATATTTCGATATTTAACTATTTTTTCATCAGGTTTATTTTCAGGTATTTGGATTTCATTCAACAAATTTTGTAAATATTTAATTTTGTCATATCTCAATTCATTAATTTCTACAGCTTTATTATCTTTTTTAAAAATTTTATCTCGAACTTGTTCATCAACAACAATAGGTATTTTATTTTTTTCAATTAAATTATTCTCTTTTGTTATATATGTTCTAATGCCTGTTTTCTGAGTATCATTTAAATAGGAATGCGCCGGTGGTTTTTTATTAATAAATTTATTATATGTTGTGTTTTCTACTTCTCCTAACAAATAATTTTCTATTTTTTTTATTTGGGTTAATCTTTTTTTAGTAAATTCACTTCCAATTAATTTCATCATATTTTTATTATATGCTTCTATTTCGGAACGCTTAAATAATTCTACTGCAGGAGCATCAATTAAAGGCAATGTAGCAACAGCATAAACATTTCGTGTCATCGTTAGTCCTAATGCTATTGGAATCAAAACAGGAAAAACAGGTGACGCATAAGTCGCAAAATTAGCTGATAATGATAGAAGAATAAAAGTTGTTCCCAAAAGAGGGTTTTTCCATACCAATTGTCCTGCATATGATAACGTTTTATAAGCTAAATTATAACTTTTAGCTAATGCGCCTTTATATTTACTGTTTGCATTCACAATGTCTTCTTCCCTAAATTCACTCTTTAATGTGGTCTTAGTTAATACATTTCGAACATATGTTTCTAAGAATGACATAAAGTAATGAATATATGTATATTTTTCTTTTATTTTAGAGTCTCTTTTTGAAAAAAAAGAAGATGTCATTGTTGCTAAATTTTTACCTGTATCATATGTCTTGCTAATTGTTTTGCTAATTGTGTTGCTAATTTTGTTGCCAAATGTCTTGCTAGTGTTGCTAAGTGTTCTTCTAAAGTTAAATTCTCCTCCTTTAAATTTTTTACAAGTACGATGATTGGTCGAACCTCCCCATACTTTTAAAGCATTAAACATTTGTGTTTTTGCCAAAACAGCTCGTGCTTCTGCCATAGTTTTTTTACCTTTCTCATCGGTTTCTCCTATAGACATCAATGCCTCATTATATAAGTTTCGAATTTTATAAATGAATAAATATGTATTTATTAAATATCTATTTGAATTTGGAGTATTATTTATGGTTTCTAGCTTAAAACGTTCACCATATTTGATATTAATATGTTTTATATTAAAAAATTCATCAAACAATTTATTTTTAAATTCTTTGTTAAATACTGGAGGAAGGCTATCATTAGCAGCATTATCATCAGTAGTATCATCGTTATCATCGTCATCATTAGGAACAACAGCATTACCACCAATCAATTTTCTTTCTGGGTTTTCGCCTTGGTTTCCGTCTTGGTTTCCGTCTTGGTTTCCGGTTTCAAGATTTTCAAACATATTATCCATAGTTTTTTTGACATCTTCAATATTTTTATTCTCTACATCATTGGTAACAACATTTACAGGTGTTTTATCCATTTCCAGTAATTCAACTTTTTCTGTCGGTGCTTTTATTAATTCATCGATAACGTCATTAATATTGTTTTCTTTATTTTTATTTGTGTCAAATAAATAAGAAGGTCCTCCAAAACAATTTGTTATATAAAAATCGTTCAATAATTCACGTATTTTATTAAATATTCCATCTAATTCTATACCTATTTTTATTAATTCTTCTTTATACAATTGTATTGTGTTATCTTCATTTTTTGTTTTATCCACAGCTATATAAACATTATACAATACACAACAATTTATCATTAATGTTATATTCAATCCATTTTTAGTGTCTATCGTTTTAAACAGTTCTAAAGCAGACTTATGCTTATTTAATAAATTTTGGTCTTCTTTTGTATTTATAGTTGTTGTATTTACATTTTTTTCATTTCCTAAATTTGTAACCGAATTTGTATTTATTTGTTCAGCGATTGGAAAATCAATCATTGGGTTTTTTACAGATGAAACATTAGAAACTACTTTATTGTCATTATAATTTGAATTTGCATCTTTTTTTTTGAATGGCAGAAAAGAAAAGCCTCCTACTACTTTCTTAGACAATTTTCTGTCTTTTCTATTTTTTCGATATTTCTGGTTTCTTTTACTTTTATGCATTTATATATAATTTATATAAATTATTTTACATATTTTTAGAATATTTTACATATTTTACATAATATTTATATTTTATAAAATATTATTATCTATTATCGAGTGTATAAAACAAATTAATAATTAAATAAATATATTTATCGATAAAATTACTTAAAAACGTAACATACTATATTGTATAATAGCCAAGATGGTTAGAACTGTTAAATCCGCTGAAAAATCTCAAAGTGCTCCTGCCCCTGTTGTTGAATCAAAGTCAGCTGCCCCTGTCGCTGCTGCCTCAAAGCCTCGTGCTAAGAAGCCAAAGGCTGAGGCCGCTCCTGTTGCTCCAGCAGCACCAGTTGTCGATGCCGCTGCTGCCGCCCCTGTTGTTGCCGCATCAGATGTCTCTCGTGTCTTTTCATTAATGACTGAATTCGGTGCTAAACTACAACAACTAGTTAGTGTTTTCAACACTATCAAGAACGATTTCAAGACCCTTGAGAAATCAGTCAACAAGGAAGTCAAAATCGCCCAAAAGGCTTCATCAAAGAAGCGCAGAAACAATGGCAACAGAAAGCCATCTGGATTCGTTAAGCCAACCCTTATCAGTAACGAACTTGCTGAGTTCTTAGGTAAGACAATTGGTACTGAAATGGCTCGTACTGATGTCAGTAAGGAAATCAACGCTTACATCACCGCCCACGACCTTCAAGATAAGAAGAATGGTCGTCAAATCAATGCTGACGAAAAACTAAGTAAGCTTCTTAGATTAAGTAAAGAAGACGTACTTACCTATTTCAATCTTCAAAGATACATGAAGCACCACTTCATTAAGACAGTTGTTGCTGCCACTGCTTAGATTTTATAAATAAAACAAAACGCACAAATCACAAACTAAACAAAATCAAAACTATAAAAAGAGCAAAATCATATAAAAAATCCCATAAAAAATATAAAATCGAAAAACCATTATAAATATTTTTCTATATGAAAAACATTTATTTACTACATATATTTGACACTAAAACTATATAAATAATAAATAATTATTATTTATATACATGTCTGGTCTAGATAACATTGATTTTAATATTATCGATGATGATAAAGAATTATTTTCAAATAATAATCAAACTTCATTGGGTAATAATGGATTAAAAAACGCGGACGTTGATAAAAGTTCTCCATTTGACGAAAGAGTAAAAGAATATTTATCTACCAAAAAACCTTGTGTGTATTTATTAACTCCTTGTTTCGCTAGTTTATGCTATGTTAATTATGTCCATTCACTTATGAGTACTGTCGAGGTATTCAGAAAATACGGAATAAAACTAAGAGTCGAATTTTGTAAAAATGATAGTTTAGTATCTAGAGCTAGAAATAACCTCGTTGCACGTGCTATGGCTGACAAAGAGATGACACATATTATGTTTATTGACAATGACCTCGCTTGGAACCCTATTGATATTATAAAATTATTAATTGCTGATAAACCATTAGTCGGTGGCATATATCCATTAAAAAATTATAATTGGTCTGACTTATTAAAAGACTCGTCTAATCCTTATAATTCGAATATTATTGAATCATGGTTACAAAAGAAAAATCAGTCTCAATTCAAAGATATGATTGACGATGAAAGTATGTTACAATATCGTTTATTAAAATATAATATTAATTATCTGAATAGCACATTAAGTATCGACCAAAACTTAGCAAAAGTAAAACATATTGCTACTGGTTTTATGATGATTAAACGTCCTCTTATTGAAAAAATGTCAATGGCGTTTCCTTCCACTAAATATGTAGATGATGTCGGATTTCTAACTAAAGAAGAAAATGAATATGCTTATGCTCTATTTGATTGTGGTGTTGAAGAAGGACATTATTTTTCAGAAGATTGGTTATTCTGTCATAGATGGAGTAAAATGGGTGGAGAAATTTTTATCGATGTTTCAATTAATCTTACTCATACTGGAATTGAAGACTATAAAGGTTGTTATTTAGCATCACTTATATAATTGACAGTAATTTGATATAAAAATATTTTATTATATCAAATAAAACAATATGTCGTCAGTTATTCCAATGGAATCGATTGAATATACTAAAAAATTTATTGACTCGATTGAAAATCGACATGAGTATAAATTAATAATATTAATTATCGCTTCTCATAACTCTCATTATGACCATTTCAACGATTGTTGGCAAAAATATATGAATATTTTCCCCGATGTTCGCTCTTTTTTTCTATATTCTGACCCTACCATCAATTATGATATCATTGTCGATTATGATTCTATTACGTATAAATATGAGGAATGGTATGAACCCGGCATTTTGTATAAAACTATCGCTGGTTTGAATATATGTGATAAAAATTTCGATTATTCTTATTTATTGAGAACGAATCTATCATCTTTCATTCATATACCTAAATTATTGGCATTCTTAGAAAATCAACCGATTACCGAGTATGTCGCCGCTAAACAAAATCTATTTAGAGAAGGTATCGGGTTTATTTCTGGTGCCGGATTTATTATATCCAATGATGTTACAAAAAATATACTTAAACATGTTATTGATGAAAACTGTATAACTGAAGAAATTCGACTACAACCGGATGATGTAGCGATTACTAATATTATTAAACGATTTCATACCAATTGTTTTGATACATTAGATAGATATGATTGTGAAAGTTTGATTGATGTGAATACTATCGATGAAAAAATTTTTCATATTCGTAACAAAACCGAATGGATTTTTAATCATCGGGAAATAGATATGAAAAATTATACAACATTAATACAACACTATTATAATTTATAGGCATGCGGATTCAAGAAAACAAATCCCTCGTTCCCCATGATATTTTTTATCGCATCCATATTGACAGGTTTTTCCTGTATTTCAATATTACTCCATTTTTCCAAATCAATTTCATAATTTATTTGGAACATTTGATATGTATGTAATAATTTTTTAAAATTTTCTATATAACTTGTATTTTTTACTAACCAAACATAAAATTCTAACGGTTTCAATTCACTTTTTGTACAAACATCCGCATATCTATTATATTCATGGTATAACTTAATCGTCTGTAATAACGATGTATTCGTTTTTATATTATAATCGGTTCCCGATAAAACCATTATTTCTATGAAATTTTTCTTTGACATTTCTAATTCTTCTAATATTGATTCTGTATTATATAACATTGCTGTATGATTTGTTAAACTTATGTTTCTTATTACATAAGAACAACCATATAAGAACATATCCATGTCATCACTAATACATCCCCATGCTTTTTCTTTATTTACTAAATAAGCACATAGTTGGTCTGCCTCTGATGGGGCATCATAATATACTACTCCATACGCATCCATCAATTGTTTGACTTGATTAATATCATTATCTGTAATTCTAGCAAATTGTCTTTTTAAATTTTCCAATTCTATCATAAGTTCTTTTTTTTCTTCTTCTGTCATATTATTAATTGACATATCTGATATAATTGATTTTAAATTCATATATTTTTCTTCCGCATTTTTCTTTTCTATACATCGTTTTATCAATAATTCCTTTTTTTCTATTGGCGGCTTTCCATCAAATATAAATATTGGTTTTATTTTGTATTTTTTCAATATTGATATAAATAAATACATGTTCTCCAATAACGCATTTTCATTCACAAATTTATATAAATAAATACTAGTATCTATGACTATTGTTTTATTTTCCAAAAATCGTAAATGTATTTTATGGATTGACTTACGAGTACATTCATCTAATAAAAATCGATTTAAATAACGAATTCCCATTTTTATAGTTTTATTTACAATAATGCAAATTCAAATTATAAATTGTCAATTTTTTGAAATTTAGAAATGCTCTATATAGAATATAGAAAAATCTAATTATATATAAATCAAGAGATAGTCATGTCTTTTTATACAACAAATGACTCTACCCATTTAAATAAATTTATTAATAAAAAATTTCCTCATAATGTACCTGGTCTCAGGTTCTCAAACAAATCAAAACATTCATTAGAACAATTATTGAAAACAATTGCTTTCGGTAGTATTGAATATAAAAAAACAGATATTAAATCACAATGGATACCCATTGGTAACGATGATGTTTTCCCCAGAGGTTATAATTATAACTATTGTAAAGATAATATTAAACGTGAAATTGAGAACATGAACAAAATTTGTTGTATCTATACCATTAAAATTAAAGATAGAGAATTTCAAGTTTCATTTATTGCTCCTAATAATTTACCCAATATCGAGAACCATTTCAATAAATCCATTACATTAGTATATATTTGGTTATATTTAGCATGTAAGTTTGCTCCTAATAAATGTTCTCATAAAATTAATATTTATTTATATTTAACACCTCTAAAAAAATACTTACCTACATCTGGATATTATATTGACGAAAATCATGCGAATACTGCTTTCACTACTTCTTGTAAAACTATTACTGAAATAAATATATTTCGTCAAGAAGAATGGTTCAAAGTTCTCATTCATGAAACTTTTCATTGTATGGGTCTAGATTTTTCTGAATTTGACCAAACCAAAATTGATAAACATGTATTATCTATTTTCCCTGTAAATTCCGATGTTCGGTTATTCGAAACTTATTGTGAAATATGGGCAGAAATTATAAATACTTTAATTATTTCTTTTGTTTCCTATAAAAATTATGATGATATTGAGAACATTACGATTGAACATACAAATAAAATGATTAAACACTGTGAAAAATTACTTATGATTGAACAAACGTTTTCTGTATTTCAATGTGCCAAGGTTCTCAAATTCTTCGATTTAGAATATACTGATTTATATGAATTACACTGTAAATATAAACGTGATTCTAATTACAAAGAGGGCACACATGTATTATCATATTATATTTTGAAATCTATCTATATGTTCCATGTGAATGAATTTATTGAATGGTGTGCTAACCATAATAATTCTGCTATTATTAATTTCAATAAGCAACCTCATCTTGTTGAAAATAATATGTATGAATATTTTTTATTTATTCGAGAACATTACAAAAATCCGGAATTTATCAATGCTGTAAATCATATGTTATCCTGGTTTCATAAAACACAAAAAAAACTTTCTAAATCGCTCAGAAACACCGATAAGTTTGAATTGAAAACATTACGTATGTCAATTCATGAAATTATATAATTATCCGGTTCTCAATTCTTTTCTCAAATTCATTAGTAAATTATCCGTTTCGGGTTCTCGACCTCTTACAAAATGAACTAATTTGGCATTTTTTGTTTCTAATAACATATTTTTTAAATCCAAATTTTGATTGAATTTAGCAGTTATAGCCATTTTTCGTTCTTCTTCACTACGTGTATTTACTCCTATTTCAAAAAAATCATTATCTATACGAATACTTTTATCGCGTAATATTCTATCTTTTGTCTTACCCGTTTTGCCTCCAGCTATACGAGCAATAGTTATATCCGTAGCTATATCACTATTGATATCTTTATCACGATTTGGATTATCCAAAGCAAATTTCAAATAAAAATCTGGGAAACCCTTCTTGAATTGAGAACCTAAATAATAATGTTCAACGGTTTGCCATCGATGTCCATCGAGTGTAAATGGTGCTTCCCATGAATCGTCTATTTTTCTACGCCAATCGCTTATTTTATTCAAACGTATAAATTCGGATATCTTTTCATCTGGAATTTTTTCACCAGAACCTTTTCCTGGTAATGGAGTATGATTTGAATTTGAATGAAACATAAATACTATTTCTTTATCATATAATTCTGCGTTTAAATATTCATCTTCATTCTCAATAGGTTCTCCTTCATTTGCGTCTAATCCTAGAGATGTTTTCATATTACGAAAATCTTGTATTAAATAATATGGACCAGCATTTTTCTCCATACATTTTTTGATGATAAGTGCTTTTATAGAATGTGGTATTTCATTAAATTTAAATATTCTCTTTTCTTTATAAGTTATCAATTTATAATGATTTCCTGTATATGAAACGATAATATAATAATCTGGTATATATTGTCCTTGTTTTTCCAAATCACTATCATTTAATTGACCACAATTCATTACCGAATCTAAATCGCCATTTTCATAGGATTCTTCTGATAAAATAATTACTTTTATGTTTAAATGATTCTCTAATGTAGAAACTGCCCATGTATCTGCCCAAAAATCACGAGTTAAAATGAACTCACGGAATTTTTCGAAATTATCGATATTTTCCATAAAATCGAATTCTTTTAATAATTCCATTGTTTCCTTTTTTTCTATATTCAGTTTTTTATATTTTTCTGCCAATAAATTCGCTTCTTCTAATATTGAATTATCTTCACTTTTATTTAATGTATTTTTGATACGTGTTTTTAATTGCGATATTTGTTTTTTTATTAATTTAATTTCGGATTCTTTTGATTGATATTCACTATAAAAATTCATATACAAAATTCTATATTGATTATACATTGTTTCTGTAGCATATTTCGATAATAATGCTCTTAATTTATCTACTGTTGTATATTTACCTATTTGATTAAAAGCATCTATTAATGTTAAAAAAAAACAATCTCCATTTCCTCCATTATCTATTATACCATATTCTTTTTCGTTCATGAATTTCTCAATCCATTGATTTCTTGCTATTATTTTATCTGGCATTTTATTTGTTGTATCCACTGTAAATATACCTTCTTTTAATTTTTCATCTGTTTTTTCTATTATTTCTGATATCCTTTGTTTTGGAATATTCAAACTAAATATATCGTTTTCATCTGGGGATTCATCTGGTGATTCGTCGGGCTCAAAACTATTATCTATTTGTTGTTTTTCTATTTTTTCTAATGAATCGTCGTCCGCGTTGATTGTATCATTTTTGTTTTTATATTTCTCCATTATTTTTTGTAAATGATTTTCAGTAATAGTAATAATTATTTTTCCTTTGGATAAATCAATATCTCCATCATCATCCATATTATTTATCATAATTTCTTTTTCTATTTCGAAAATACCTATTTTTGCTACAGTTTCATTATTGATTATTAAGTAAATGAAAAAATATATAATATTATATTTTTCTGATTTGTCATATTTTGGTTTACCTAAAGCGATTATAATTGGTATGTTATATAATGAATACTCATATAGTGATGAGTCATAGTCCTCATCCTCATTATCCATATCCATATTATTTATATATAAAACGTCTTTTTTTAACATTGACCTTATCATTTTTATATTATACATATTTTATTTATTTTTATTTCCATTTTTAAGATTATAAATAATTTTCTATATGTGTCAATATTTCATTTGGTAATAATTCATTTACTATATCTTTCAATGTTTCTAATTTTATTATCTTACGTATAGGCACTACACTATCATACGTACTCATTTTATTATCATTGTTATAAATATGTTCAGATAATAATACAAATTTGTTAATTCCTCGTTGAATACCTCCAAATTTCGCACGATAATATGTATGAAATTCTTTTAACCATATGCTATCTAATTCTGTTACAAAATATCTTCTTCCAACTATTAAATTATCCATTTCTTGTAAAATTTTAATGAACATAATTATGTCTATCATTTTTACTTCAATTTTTTTACTTTTTGGCGATTTTGATGATTTCATATTTTTTCTTCGGTTTGGTCTAATTAGTAACATCTAACCGATGTGAATATCCCATAAAGATTTTTATATATTTTTCTATTTCTTCTGATAAATTATTTGATTCCGCAATATCATGTAATTTTGTTACGTTAGTTATACAAGTTTGAATATCGAATAATAAATTATTGGATAAAAGCACAATTGGTATAAGTATATTATTTTGTATAGCAGATTCTGTCCATTCTCTACTATGCCAATTTTTATAAGATATACATGTTTTTCCTTTTGTAGGATATGTTACAATAAAAGAATACGGATTGTTCTCAGTTATGTCATATCCCAAATACGTATAATAAAAACCTTGACATGTTCTGAAAATATACCCTATATGGTAATCAAATGACATATATTTTGATAATAATAATACTAATATTATCAAAAAATTATCAATTTTATTGAATTTTATTCTATATTGTTTTTTTTGAAAAAATCCAAAATATCCATATATTTAAAGATTGCACGACTTGAAATACTTTTATGTTCTTTTGCCTTATATTGAGAACATTTTACTATATTTGATTTTATATTATCCCATTCTGCTATATTCCCAAACTCTGTAGCAGACATTGTTGAAAAAATAAAAATATTTTCTGTAATCTCATCCACTTCATTTGTCTTGTTGTCCAAATCAATATATTCAAAAACTAGATTTTGTAATAATAAAATAATATCGAGAACTTTTTCTTTTTCTATTATTTGTTTTTTCATTAAATTTATTATAAAAGCACTCATTGCTTTGCGTTTGTCATTTAGTTTATTATTTTCACAGTATTTGTTGTAATCTTCATTCGAATCTACATATTTGATTTGTTTAATACTATCTAGATATTGGTCTAAATACTTCGATATTATTTTATTAAATATTTCAAATCTATCTATTAGTTCTTTGTATAGATTAGCATATATCTCAGAATAGAATTTATTATTACTTGCTATATCGAATATAGCATTCGCTACCTTTATTAATTCGTTATTTTCTTCCTGTGTTTTTATTTCGGATTGCTCTTCATCATCTACTGTGATTGCCTTTACCGCATTATCTAATTCTATAATAGAATTCAATATTGTATCGCGATGCGTATCATAATTCTTATTCGAAATTTTATTTAAACTTGTACGTATGTCATTTATTGTTTTTTCGATTCCTTCCTTTTTCTCTATTTTTGTAGGTCTATGGGTTGGTAATTTTTCCCAGGTTTGTTCAAAAGTATTTTTATTTCGTTTTGGATTAAAATGATTTGAATCCCTATGTTTATAATCACGAGTATTTCTATCGTTCTCATATGTCTTCTTTTTTTCAACTGGAGTATTGGTTGTCTCTATAATACCCAATTCTGCTGTTAAATTATTTATTATAGTAATAACATTTTCCGGTAAAACATAATCATAACCATTGGATATAATATTATTATAATCTTCTAAACTATAATAAACCATCTTTATATTGGCTTAATGACTATCTATAATATTTACTTATATGTATTTATATAATTTATACGAATTATTTATTTTATTCGTCCGCGTTTGTATAGTTAATATAATATCACAAACATTTTTATTATAATGTTAAGTTTTTTATCTATATTATCTGGAAAATTTACATCAAATAGTAAATCAGTAGATTCGCATATTTTAGATGATTGTTCTCAATGTGATGGGAAAAAAGATAGTGAAGAGAACGATGCGGTTAATGATAAAACCGGTTCTCGTGATAACTTTGAAATAACTAATTTCAAATTACCAATTGAATATTTAGAACCAGATGAAATACATTCATTATCCAATATAGTTTCTAATGATTTAGAATTATCCAATAACCAAGAGGGTTCCAATAATACCATGTATGACTATGCCTTTAAACCCAACCATGTTTTTTCTAAAAAAATGATTTCTAAATGGAATTCAAAATATACCACAAATACCTCGTTTTTGAACGATACACAAAATATATTAAAATCCATCCATAACTATAAATCTGAAATGATGAATAATAAACATTGTGTTAATTGTGATAAACTTATCAAAATATGGAATGATGTTAAACAAGACGAATCTTTTATGGAAAAATATAATTTTATTGAATGGAATATATTGAAACATTTAAATTATTCAGAATCATTCTTACAATGTTTTTCTGTTATTAATATTTTATCTCCATTGATAAGCCTTATTATACCTATTATTTTTTTAATTTTCCCATTTTTGTTATTGAAATTACAAAGAATTCCTATTACGTTCAGTGTTTATTTGGATGTTCTCAAAAGTATCGCTAAAAACCATTTTATTGGCAAAACACTCATGAATATTCAGTCATTGAGTTGGGATAAAATTATTTATATTTTGATAACCTTTTCTTTATACATCCTACAAATTTATCAAAATGTGATGTCTTGTTATCGTTTTTATAATAATGTTCAAAAAATGAATGATTATTTGTATGAATTACGTGATTATACTAAATACTCGATTGATAGTATGGAATCTTTTGCGAATATTATAAAGGATTATGATACTTATTCACCTTTTTATCAAGAATTAAAATTAAACTGTCATTATTTACAATTATTCAATAAACAATTGAATTCTATTACTCCCTTCCGGTTCTCTGTGCGTAAATTTTCTAGTATTGGTTATATGTTGAAATCTTATTATGAATTTTATTCCAATAAAACATATGAAAATGCTCTACAATTCTCATTCGGGTTTGAAGGGTATGTGAATAATCTGTTAGGACTACATAGTAACATAAAAGAGGGTTTCATATCCTATGCTGACTTCGACGAGGACGCAGTGACTGATTTTAAAGACCAATATTATCCTCCGCTTATGGATGAATTCCCAGTCAAAAATTCGTGTAAATTCGATAAAAATATGATTATTTCGTCTCCTAATAAATCCGGTAAAACCACGATTTTGAAAACGACTACTATCAATATTATTTTCACACAACAATTCGGTTGTGGATTTTATAAATCAGCGAAACTTACTCCTTATAGTCATATCCATTCTTATTTGAATATTCCGGATACTTCTGGTAGAGATAGTTTATTCCAAGCTGAATCTAGACGGTGTAAAGAGATTATTGATAATATTAAATTGAATTCGGGTTCGAAATGTCGCCATTTCTGTATTTTCGATGAATTATATTCTGGAACCAATCCGGAAGAGGCGTCGAAAGCCGGACATGCTTTCTTGAAATATTTGAACGGGTTCTCTAATGTTAATTATATTTTGACTACACATTACTTTGCTATTTGTAATAAATTCAAGAAATCGAAACAAGTACAAAATTATAAAATGGATGTCAATGTATTAAAAGATGGTACGTTTGAATATACCTATAAAATCAAAAAAGGTGTATCGAAAATCAAAGGTGGTATCCGTGTTCTCAAAGATATGGATTATCCCGACGAAATTATTAATACTATTGAGAACCAATAGTTTGGGTTTGGGTTTTGATTATTCATAATTATCATATGATATAATAATTATGAATTTTTGTTTTTATTATTATGTTGATACTACCCAATCGATATAATCAATTAAACCATATCTACTATTAGATGATGCTGTACCTGAACTAAAAAACATAGATATATATCCATCGAAATCACTAGACATATTTCATTATTGAAAACAATTTAATATTATTTCCCTGATTCAAGTGCCTGAACTCGTGCCGTTAATTCTTTAATTGCGTTTACGAGGACTGGTATTAAATTACTTTCTGTGTAATTTAGACGTTCCACATCGTTATTACCAATAATGACTGGTTTGTCTCCTTCAAGTGCTAAAATATCTTGGGCGATAAATCCGTAATGAATACGTCCTCCTTCTTGAATTTCTTCACTACCTCTTTCTTTACGAAATTGGAACTCTGTAGGTTTTAACTGGTTTACAAAATCAAGTCCATGTATAATCGGTTTTAAGTTTGTTTTATCTCGTAAATCACTTGTAATAGTCCAAGCAACTTTGATAAAGGCATTCGTTACATCATTATTACCAATACATACCTGATTACTCGCAGTAGTTATACTTCCTGATGGACTTCCTGATGTTCCCGAGTTAGAACCAATACAGGTGTTATTACTTCCCGTAGTGCAGTCAATGAGTGCTTGAGTACCAAGCGCCGTATTAACACTACCACTAGTGGTAGCAATTAGTGCTGAAAGTCCAAAACCACAATTAAAACTTCCACCAACGTTACTTGCCAATGTGTTAGTACCAAATGCACAATTACTACCTCCATTAGTGTTAGAAAGGAGTGCTTGAGCACCAAACGCCGTATTATTTTCACCGATAGTGTTAGCATTTAGTGAGTTGAAACCAAGAGCAGTATTAAAACTTCCACTACTATTATTTCGTAGTGATGAAATCCCAACCGCCGTATTATTATTTCCACTAGTATTACTACTTAGCGATAATCTTCTAAACGCCGTATTACCACCTCCAGTAGTATTATTTTGCAGTGATTGATTACCAACCGCCGTATTATTATTACCTGTTAATGAACCACTATTTAGTGCTTGAATACCGACGAAAGTATTTGTGGATAAACTTCCTGCACCCTGCCCGATAGGAATTGCGTTATTACATTCTTGACTTTTTAGATTTTGATTACTTTGAATACTTTTTTTATAGCAAACCTCGTAAGCAGAAAGGTATGACTGTTATTAAATACCCGTTGTATAGGTTCTTTTGTAGAAGTGAAGATGCTGTGGGTTTTATTGCGAAGAGGGATAGAGCAGAGACGATTTAGGTGTGATGTTATAACACGAGAAATTAATTACTTCTTTCTAATTCATCTACTCTTGCTTTTAATTTTTTCATTTCTTCTATTGTATATAACAAAAGATTAAACCATTCAATACCTTCGGGTTCGTCATTTTGTTTCCAAGTAAAATTTGTATCAATAGCATCTAATTCTTCTGCTATATAACCTATAAAATGTTTGTCATCTTCTTTCCAATCATATTCCCTTGCCCTGACATTATATATACTGGAAGTATCTGTTTGTAAGTCAATCACATTCTTTTTATATTTGATTGATGAAGTATTATACGTTATTTCACCAGTAGAAGTATTATAAACTAACACGGGAGTTGCTGTTGCTACTCCTCTAATTGGTTTCACAAAAAACCGACTTGATCCATCACTGTCTAATGCTGAACCTGTTCCGTTAAAAATAATAGAGTTGGTGTGTTGATTTGTAGTACCTGCTAAGTACCCAATCGCCACAGCAAAGTTACCCTGTCCGCTTTTTCCTGAATCACTACCTATTGCTATGCATCGTGTACCTTGATTGGTTTGACCCGCTACTACTCCTATTGCTACTGAATATTGTCCTTGTCCGCTATTTCCTGACGCTCTACCTATTGCCACTGATTCTGTTCCTTGATTGGTTTGTCCTGCATCAGAACCTAGTGCTACGCATCGTGTACCTTGATTGGTTTGACCCGCTACTACTCCTATTGCTACTGCATATTGTCCTTGTACGCTATTTCCTGACGCTCTACCTATTGCCACTGATTCTGTTCCTTGACTGGTTTGTCCCGCAACATTTCCTATTGCGACTGCACTTGTCCCTTGTGAGGTTACTCCCGCATTTAATCCTATTCCAATTTGAGTAGAGGTAGTTATTATATTGGTTGTTGTTAATAACCCTGTGCTCGGATTGTAAGTGAGAGGTGTTGTTGCGTCATCAATAAATAGTGGTTTATTCCCTGTCCCACTCGTCTTTGTGAATGGTATGAAATATGTTCCAGCAGTATTATCACTTGTAATTCCAACATTCGTAGCATTTGTAGCACTTGTAGCATTACCAGATAAATCACCCTGGAATATTAATGCTTTTACAGTAGATAACGCAGGATTGAATGTCAGCGCACCTGTCCCTGTTTCATCAATATAGAGCTGTTTGTTTCCAGTTCCAGTCGTTTTTGCGAACGTTAAATAATATGTTGCATTCATATTATCACTTGTAATTAAAACATTTGTAGCAGCCGCAGGATTAACCCAAGTAGGAGCAAATGTTCCATTAGATTGTAGAATTTGACCTACCGTCCCAACGGCAGTAAAAGCAGTTGTATCAGGCGCGGTCTGATATGGAACTACACCAGCGCTTCCACCTGCTATATTGGTTGCGTTTGCTGCACCACCACTACCACCACCTCCTCCTCCTCCTTTTATTGAAACATCTAAATAATTCGTCAGTTGATTATTTGTGTAAGTTAGTTGGTTTCGAACCGCTGACTTTTTTGCGTTAATAGACATTTATATAACTATTGTATATATAAATAATAATATTTTTATGTAAATATAATTATTTCTTTTCGAAAATCATTATCTTTTCATTTGTATCTCTATGTGAGGTTACATTCACATTCTTATTAAACATTGGTTGTATATTCTTTAAATGAAAATATTTTTTGGTGATATTATTCATATCACTCAATAGTTCAAACTGATTTTTTGTATTAATCGAACCATAATCTGATAAAATATAACATAATCTACCACCCTTTTCGAGAACACGATGACATAGTTGGATTGTGGCTAACCAATATTCTTGTAACCATTCTTCGTATGTATTATATCTATCTGTACTTTGTTTTCCTCCTTTGTATAATTCTAATTTATAATAGGGCGGGCTGAAAAATACTACATCGAAATGATTTTTATATTTATCGATAAATGATTTTGTTTTCAATAAATCTTCCGATGGCTTACAAAATATCTCATATTTCACTCGATTAATATGCGATTTACATAATTGTTCTGTTTTTGAACAGACTTCTTGAATTACATCTGTACCTACATATTCTACTACTTCTGGGCATTCTAAAAATCCATAACAATATGATGACCACCCTAATGTTGGAGTGAAAATACGGGTACCATGTAATATAGATTTATTAAGAGAATAAACTAAATATGGATTCATGATGGATGCTCTAAAATAATATGACGAGAACACGCTACCTAAACGGCCAATTTTCATATAAAAAATGGCACTTGGAGTTAATAATTTATAATCGATTATATTGCGTAGATAAAGGTCTAATAACATTTTCATATAGGTTGGATTGTTCTCGATACCTGATTCCGTTTCTAATAAAATTCCTTTATAGTGAATATTACGAATGATATTTTTAAACAATGTTTCCTCGTTATTATTCATATGATTCCTTTTCATAGGAGGAATGTTGATGTGTATTTTATCAGGTTGTATTCTTAGAGATAAATTATAAAATCTCGTTAAATAATCATCTCTAGTTTTGATGTTCTCAAATAATAATTTTAAATCTTGGTTTTCTATCTTTTTTTCGAGAACATATTCTTTTAAAGGTCGTAATTTTTCACCGATTCTGACTTTTCCATGGGTCTTGAATTCGGTAAATGTCATGTTCTCGTTTTTTTTATGAAATTGCTTTATAAAATCTTCTAATTTCAATATTTCCATTGTTCTTGGTTTGTTGATTTCTAATATATATTGATAAATTTTTATTGATTCAGGATAATTGGAAATTATTAAATAGTTTTACGCTTAGAAAATCAAAAACTTTGCAAAATAAAACGGGGTCAACTTTTTGAAATTGGACATTTTTAAAATGTCCATTTTTGAAAAATGGCGATGGAGTTTTTGCAAAAAAGTGATTTCACTCGGAGATGCTTTAAATACAAAAAAAATGATTCAAAATGTGTTAGCATAATTTTATATTTTTTATTTTACAAATAATTTAGAGAATACTTTTTATTTCCAAATATATATATAAATGGAAATAGAAAGTATAAAACAAAATCTCCAAAATTTTTATTGTAAAGATTGTGAATATAATACAGTTAAACAAAGTGATTTTAATAAACACAAAACCACTCGAAAACATTTAGCGAATACTTTGGAAATAATTGGATATAAAAATGTATTCTCACCAAATTCATCTTATAATTGCAGACAATGTGAATATATTACGAACATAAAAACAAATTATGATAAACATTTATTAACAGCAAAACATAGGAAAAATATCAATCAAGAATCTAAAGAAAATAAACTTATTTGTTCTCAATGTGACAAAGAATATATGAATTATAGTGGGTTATGGAAACATAAAAAGAAATGTTTTGTAAATAATAATAATGAGGAAACCGAACTATTAGAAAACAAAATCGAATATATCAATGATACAAACAATACTGTATTTACTCCTGAAATGTTTATGGAAGTCATCAAAGAAAGTAAAGAATTACGAAATGTTCTCGTTGAACAAAACAAAGAATTACAAAATAAATTATTGGAGTTGGCTAGCAAACCAGTTAGCAATACAAACAACAATACATATAATACGAATAACAACCAATTCAATTTACAATTCTTTTTGAATGAAACATGTAAAAACGCCATCAATATTGATGATTTTGTTAATTCACTACAAGTACAAATTGCTGACCTTGAAAAAACTGGGCGACTCGGATACGTAGAAGGAATTAGTAGTATATTTTTGAGGGGTCTTAAAGGGCTCGATGTTACTATGAGACCTATACATTGTACGGATTTGAAACGCGAAACAGTATTTGTAAAAGATGAAAACGCTTGGAAGAAAGACGACGATGAAAAAGCAAAATTAAAACTGGCTATACAAAGAGTCGCACGAAAAAACATGAGAACATTACCTAAATGGCAGGAAGAAAATCCAGATTTCAGAATATTAGATACCAAAGAGAACGATGAATATTTGAAATTAGCGTTGAATTTGATGGGTGGTCAAACAGATGAACAACAAGAAAAATACATAGAAAAGATAGTACGAAATGTACTACGTGAGGTAGTAATAGAAAAGAAACAGTTCTTGTATAATTCGTAAAACTATCTATTATTAAATAGTTTTACGCTTAGAAAATTATAAAAATAGAAAAATAAAACGGGGTCAATTTTTGAAAATGGACATTTATAAATGTCCAAAAATGAAAAATCTCGATTGACTTTTTGCAAAAAGTGAATTTACTGCATAATGCTTTGAAAGTGGTTTTTTTATGAAAACTTTTGCTGCATAATTTTTTACATATTTTTACGTAAGAAAACCAATTTGGGACTTTTTGTTAGTCTAAAATGCTAATAAAAAATCCCCGGAAAATCCCCATTATTATTATAATAAATATTATATTAGCATGTCTGCTTTTGAAATTACATATTCTAATGTTTAAAATGACAGCATAAATAAAAATGCTAATCGAGACTAATGAAAAATCCCCATTTGAAATTACAGCTATATTATGCTTTCGTACTAAAAATGAAAATATCATAAAATGCCATTCATGGTAACGTCGATTTCAAACCATCCAATAAATTAAATAGTTCTACGCTTAGAAAATTATAAAATAGAAAAATAAAATGGGGTCAATTTTTGAAAATGGACATTTATAAATGTCCAAAAATGAAAAATGACAGAAAAGTTTTTGCAAAAAAGTGAATTTACTGCATAATGCTTTGAAAGTGGTTTTTTAATAAATAGTTTTGCTGCATAAAATTTTAAATAATTTTACGTAAGAAAACCAATTTGCGACTTTTTGTTAGTCTAAAATGCTAATGAAAAATCCCCGGAAAATCCCAAGAAATATTTTCAGTTATTATATGGTACGATACATGATTTCAAACTAAAAAATATTATTGTTATAAATGACAGCATAAATAAAAATGCTAATCGAGACTAATGAAAAACCCCCATTTGAAATTACAGCTGTATTATGCTTTCGTAATATAATATAAAAATTATAAAAATGCTATTGATGGTAACGTCGATTTCAAACCATCCAATAAATTAAATAGTTCTACGCTTAGAAAATTATAAAATAGAAAAATAAAATGGGGTCAATTTTTGAAAATGGACATTTATAAATGTCCAAAAATAAAAAATGACAGAAAAGTTTTTGCAAAAAGTGAATTTACTGCATAATGCTTTGAAAGTGGTTTTTTAATAAATAGTTTTGCTGCATAAAAAAATACATAATTTTACGTTAGAAAACCATTTTGCGACTTTTCATTAGTCTAAAATGCTAATGAAAAATCCCCAGAAAATCCCAAGAAATATTTTCAGTTATTATATGTTACGATAAGTGATTTCAAACTAAAATATATTATTGTTTAAAATGACAGCATAAATAAAAATGCTAATCGAGACTAATGAAAAATCCCCATTTTAAAATACACTTGTATTATGCTTTCATATTATAATATAAAAAATATAAAAATGCCATTCATGGTAACAACGAATACAAACCATCCAATAAATTAAATAGTTCTACGCTTAGAAAATTATAAAATAGAAAAATAAAATGGGGTCAATTTTTGAAAATGGACATTTATAAATGTCCAAAAATGAAAAATGACAGAAAAGTTTTTGCAAAAAAGTGAATTTACTGCATATTGCTGTAAAACTGAAAAAAATCAAAAAAGTTTCGCTGCATAATTTTTAAATAATTTTACGTTCAAAAACATTTAGGGATTTTCTCATTAGTCTTTATATACTAATGGAAAATCCCCAAAAATCCCAACAAAATTATAATTGTATTTTTTGTCACTATACATCGAGTAACAAAAAAGATTATAAAAAACATATTTTGACTCGAAAACATCAAATGCTAATTCAGACTAACGAAAAATCCCCAATTGTTTTTTATGATTGTTTATGCGGTAAAAAATATAAACATTCTAGTAGTTTATGTAAACATCGTAAGACATGTAGTTTTGTTCAAGGAAATATAGATATAAATGAAAATCAAATGGTAGAGTACAACGGGAATGTATCAAGCGAGATGTTTATGGAGTTTATAAAACAAAGTAAAGAAACCCAAACATTTATGATGGAGCAGCAAAGAGAATTACAAAATACAATAATAGAATTGGCAAAAAACCAGAGTGTAGTGAATAATAATAATAATAATAATACAACCAATAATAATAATCAATTCAATTTGAATGTGTTTTTAAATGAAAAATGTAAAGATGCTTTAACAATGACACAGTTTATAGATTCATTAAAATTATCAGTATCTGATTTAGAAGAGACAGGTAGATTAGGATTTGTAGATGGTATTTCTAGAATCTTCATAAAAGGTTTGAAAGAATTAGATATTACAATGAGACCATTACATTGTACTGATGCCAAACGAGAGACAGTTTATATAAAAGATGTGGATAAATGGGAAAAAGAGAGTAATGAAAAAACAACATTAAAGAAAGCTATAAAACAAATCGAACGGAAAAATATAAAATTATTACCAGCATGGCAAGAAGAAAATCCAGATTTCCGTATATTAGATACTAACGCAAACGATGAATACGTAAAAATTTCATTGAGTTCATTAGGAGAATACGAACCAGAAAAAGTGGAAAAACAGAACGATAAAATAATAAAAAATGTATTAAAAGAAATTACAATAGACAAAAGTGATATGAAAATGAAATAAAAAATTGATAAAAAAGATTGATTAGTTTTAGAGAAAAAATAATCAATTATGAAAACTATAATGTTTATAGAACGTGAAGAATATGTAGGAAAAATGGTAGTTGATTATCGAATACATCGTGATAATTATTATTATGCTCCAACGGGAATAATAAGAATAGCACGGTTTGAAAATAGTTTTTGGCCAGAAAAAAATCTTGGATATTATGGAGATATATACATGAAACAATTTATCAAAAAATGGAAGAAAAAGACATATGAAAATATACAAAGAAGAAAAGAAATATTAACCGCAAACAAAATATTATCCAAAAATTTATGTATTGATATGCTTAACAAAATAATAGAATATTTATAATTTTGAGTTTTTCATATCTTTGCTATCAAGAACAATTTCTTTTTTTTGTAAATCAACAATATGAACCCATTCGAATGGAACCCGTCTAATATTCGGATTCTGTTTACTAAAATAACTAGCGGAATTCATTTCTTTACAATTATTCAAAATTTGATAATTATAAAATTTATTTGTAATAATTTTACAATATATAATGATTGCGTCATCAAATGTATATGTAAAGTCATAAATATCATTAAAACCACCTTTTATATTAGAAGCATGTCCAGCAAATATAGCATATCTTGGTATTGACATAAGTATTATATTATATTATATAATAATAATGTTATTATATAATTTTTACAAACAATAAATTTATTTTCCTACAGGTTCAGCTTGTTTAGGTGCTCTGCGTTGAGGTCCACGACCACCTCTACCACCGCGAGTACTTGGCTCACGACGTCTTCTTACTGAAACAAAGTCACCTTCATCAGGAATACGTTTAGTATCAGTTTGTTTAGCAGGTCTTTGTGTAGGTTCGCGTTCGCCATTTTCAGATGAACGAGCATTACGACGGGTTTCGCACATTAATAAACCACCCTTGATTCCAGAAATATTAGTGGCTTGGTATTCATGTGCTTCGTTATTTGATTTAATAATATCGAATTCAACATATTCACCTTGTACCAAATACTTGTATTGTTGGTCGTTTAATACACGAATGGTAGAAAAATGGGTAAAAATATCTTTATTGGCATGTTCTCCATCACTTACTGTGATGAAACCATATCCGGCTTTGTTATTGAACCATTTAACTTGTCCAATAACACGTAGAGGTTGTGATTCGGTATTTTCCTGTGTAGAACTCATATGATATAACAAGACTATATTTATTAAATGCGAATTGTTTTTATATAGTTTGAACAGAAATAATTTATATTTATCAATATATAAATCTATAATGAAAGGTTTAGGAATTACGCCAAAACAAATGTCGATTATTTTCTTAGTTATTGTTATTTTTGTTTCACTTGCTCTTAGTGGATATTCATTTTTAGTCAGTAAACATAGTGCATCATTTATAATGGTAAAAGAAGGAATGACTGCTGATGTTAATTCAAATGAGGTAAAACCAAATATTGTAGAACCATCAGTAAAACCATCTGAATTTGCAGCAGATAAAGAGTCTATAATGAAAGACGAAAAAACAGAGGACAAAAAGGAAGAAAAAAAAGAAGATAAGGCTCTAGGATGGTTATCAGTAATGAAATCATCATTAGGAATGAATGAATTGAAAAAATAAATATCAATATAAAAAATTATATAATAAGTAATTTTTTATACATTTTCACCATCATCACCGCCAAAATATTTTTTATTATATTTTTTAGATTTCGCACTTTTACGTTTTCTAAATCTACGAGAACGTATGTTTTTTTTAGTTTTTTTACCTCCAATATCCATATTACCAAAACCTGTATTTAATTCCGGCACTTTTCTGAAAAAATCTATATATTCGTCTGCTTTTACGTCTACATTTTTAACTATACCCGCTAAATCTCCTAAATTTTTTTTTATTATATCAATTTCACTAAGTAATGATTCGTTCCATTCTTTTAAAGTTGTATATTTACTATTAATTATTTCATATTTGACATCCGATAGTGGCGGTTGATTATAACCCAGATTTTTTTGTTTTTCAATACTAGTTTCAAAACGTTCTAACATATTTGAATAATCTGTAATTAAACCATTTAAATTAGTATTTATAGTGTCAGCATCACTAGATATATCTGAATAAATATCAGTCAAATTATCTAAACTATTATTTATTTGGTAAATTTTCGCATAAAATGGTTGGTATTCCGGCGGTATTCCTGACATTTTATATATTTATAATAACAGTATAAAAAAATATATCCGTCTTCATCGCCGCCAATCTACTTGATAAAGTGGTGCTTCATGTATTTTTGAAGATTGAAGTAAGTTAGTTGGTCTCCCTCGCTTAATCTAAGAAGCTTTATAAGCCTTTCGTCGGGGTTGATTATGCGACCATTGTGTCCATCTTGAAGACCATGGGCCTGGATGTAAGCGTTGATTTCCTTGCTCACCTCAGTACGAGGCATTTCAGTGCCAATAGACTTGCCTAAGAACTCAGCAAGTTCGTTACTGATAAGGGTTGGCTTAACGAAACCGGATGGTCCTCCAGAACGTGGTGGTCTTTCATAACGTGGTGGCGGTGGTGGCGGTGTGTAACCATCAAGGTCTCCACATGCCCTAATATATTCGTGTTCATCATCAGTTAAAAAATCAGGTCTGTAGTTATAGAGAAAAATGTTATCAAAATACATTTTTTCTTCAAATGACACGCTATTATCCTTACAATATTTCAACAAATCATCTTTACTTTTCAACATATATTTATCTTTACGTAAATTAAATAAAAAAAAACCATTTACAATTAAATCTACAATGTGTTCAGCTTGTGGCCTACCGAATATATACATAGCCTGATATTGAACAAATTCAGATATAGCATTTCTCGTTGACATCTCTTCCTCAACAATGATAGGGTTTAAATGTTCAACATCATCAATAGCCCAGGTTGTAGATCTGACTTTCATAATATCCTTGTTATATAATATATATTATACTATATCTTTATATTGATTTTATAAATAAATATTTTTTTTACCATATATCGTAACAATAATTATGAAATTATATTATAAAAACACAGCATAATTCTATATTTCCAATAATTGTTTTAAAGCATTATAATTGGGGGTTTCATTATATTTCAGACTATAGCAATAGTTTAAATATCGATACATTTTAGAATCCAAATTTTTACATATAGGTTCGAGTTCTCCCCATGATTTCAAATCACGACGAATTTTATTTTTATAATTGAGAACATGGGTATCATCATATTGTTCGTTTTTGTCAATACCGAGAACATTATCCCAAGGAAGTTCTCGATATAACAAAAACATAAACATATATCCAATCGAAATAAGGTCGTCACGTCTAGATGGTATGCTACCACAATGAATATTATAACTAATATATTTTGGTGTTCCAATAATCGATTGTTGAGAACAAGTATCTACGATATGTTCGCAGTTTTCATCTATATAGAAAGTAGAGAATCCAAAATCAATAATAAAAAGTTCTCCATTTTTCAACATAAAATTATGCGGTTTAATATCACGATGGAGAACATAATGTTTATGAATACTTTCAATAATATCAATACTTTTAAAAATAGTTAAATATGTCTTCTCGATTGGTAAAGGTTCTCTTTTTATACAATCATATAGAGAACGTTCAAATAAAGTCATGGTCATACAAGTATATTCTTTATAAATACCATACCAAAAAACAATAGGTATAGTACGACAACCATGGTCATATAAATATTTCATTATAGTGGTTTCGTGTTTTAATATTTTTGCGTTGGTTCTCGAATATTCCAATTTAATTGCGATAGGTTCGTTTGTTTTATTATATATTCCTTTATGAACAATGCCGAATTTACCTTCACCTATTTTTTCATAAATAGAATATTTATTTACGATAACCCCTCCTTCTAAAGAGGACATATATGAATATATTTATAAACTTTTATTTTGTTTGTAATTATATAATGAATATAAGTTTCCAAAGTCTAGATGGAGTATTACAATACTTTGGACGTTATTACGTTTATATACTTACCACTTTACAAGTAATTTATGTTATAACATTTTTTGGTTTAGTCTATATAAATCCAATGTATTTGACTACGTTCAATATTTTGATACAATCATTTGTTTGTATATTTTTATTGATTCGATTTCATCCATATCGAGAACATGAACTTAGAAAATACGATTCAAAAATAATATTTAGTAGTGCGTTATTTTTATTGATAAATTTGGGATTTGTAGAAATCTTTCGAAATATAGTCAAGATTGATTATATTAGTCGTATAATCAAATAATATTTTATACAATTATAAAAAGTATAAAATATTATCACGTAATATATACAAAATGGAGAACAATAATCAAGAAAAAATCGACGTACATGAAATATTCGAGAACGCATTGAAAGACCCTGAATTGTTCTCAACATTAGATATCGAACAATTATTGGATTCAATTGAGAACGATAAAAATGATTATTTAGAGAACAAAACGATGAACTTAGTAACAGAAGATATATTCAAATTGATAATAAATTTGAAATTACAATCGAAAGATGTCGAAGAAATTTGTCAAAAATTAATAGGATATCGTTATGTAGATGAAGTACATGAATTACATAAAGGAAAACATATACGATGGATTCGACATACAAATTCAAAAACACCCAATAATACAAAAAATTGTTTGACGAATGGAGGAATCGTCATGGATATAAAATTTCTAGATAATGGAACACATGTATTATGTATGAATAATATGCGTAGATTTATACAATATAAGTTTGATGAATGTTATACATTCCAAAAATTATCAACAGAGGAACAATTAATATTAATGGCATACGAACATATGGAGAAAAAATGATGATAAAAATTTTATAAAAAATTTTTCTTTCGGGTGAATTTACCGATATTCAGTTTGATTTTTTTGGTACGTATTTTACGTTTAGTTAAATAAAAGAAATCTTTGATATGATACATGATTTTTTGTGCTACATAAATATCATAATTACGATTCAGTTTTTTTTCAATAGCATTATGATTGTTTAGATTGATAAGTTTTATAAATTCGGTTATATTAATACCCAAATTAGATTTAATTATCCGTTGTATAATTTCATCGAAAGATAAATTATGTTGATATAATCGAGGTTGTATGTAATAAACACGTTCATTTTTCATATTAGGAAAATAAGAATTATCTATAAAACATATTTGTGTAGATTTTGGTAATAATGTACATCTTATAAAGTCACTATGAGTTTTATCATGGGTAGTTCTCGATAATTCGACGGGAATATCATTTATTTTAAAAGCCAGAATCAATCTATCAAATAAAGGAGTATTTTCAGGAATATTCAATTTATAATTAAAATAATTACAAATCAGTTCAGTCCATAATTGAGAACATTGATTATTTGTATAAATATAAATATGAGAACATTCATCTGATAATTTTTTTTGATATAAGTATTCTAATATAGGGATAATTCCATATCTTACAAATTCTGGATATAAATCTAATAATTTATTAAAAAAGTACTGATTCAAATCAATATTAATGGTAATCAAAATATTCCATAATATTTCTAAATCCATAAACGAACCAAGTGTTTCATCTAAATCAAACGCAATTACCTTAGGTACTTTTTTTATTTTCGGCTTTGAATAACTTTTACCCTTGTATATTTTGGCATATTTATCATTTTCAATCATAGTGTTTTATTAGACTGAAATAATTTTGTGACTGCGATATATATATTATATATAATATTTATAAAAATATTATATAAAAAATCGATATTATACACCGGTAGAACCGAAACCACCATCTCCACGTTCAGTAGTAGTAAGTTCATTTTCCTCGACTATCATTACAAAAATAGGACATAATGTCGGATGACAAATTTGTAATAATCTAGTATGTTTTTCAACTACATATTCGGTTTCAGTAGATGTATTCGATTTAAGCCAACGAAAAGCACCGATTAACGAACCACGATATCCAGCGTCAATAATACCAGTATGATTTGCTAACATTAAAGGTGTTTTTGAAATACTAGAACGAGGATGTATATTAAAAGCACAATTGCTGACCATTGATATATTAGAATCAAAATATAACATCTCTGCTTTTACTCCCATATCGATAAATTTGGAATCGATTTCTTTTGTAAAAACGGTTTTCTCTGGAACTAATAAATCGAAACCAGAATCTACAAAACGGTTATTATTTAATGTTGCGTTATGGCTATTAATTTTACTGATGTATTCGGTTTTTAGATTTTCGTCTTTTATAGCTAATTTTAATATAGCGTAATTACGAATAGGTTGTTTTTTTGGTGTAAGCATATTTTTAACGTATTCATATGATAAGAAATTCATATCTATTATCATAATATCACGATTTGTATTTATATAATTTTTGGTATAGATTATTTGTTCATGGCTTTGAACTCTTGCCAAGAAATCTTTTTACCTTCAATTGGAACCACTTTCATACTCTCATATTCTTTATCAATATTATCCGCGCGTTTAACCGCACTATCAATATATAATTCTTTTAATATTTTTCCGACAAGAACAGAACCTTCGTGTTGGCCAACTTTCCCATCTTCAATCATTTTTAAAACAGTTAATAATTTAGTCATAATAGTCAAGTCCAATTCATCTTTCACAACTTTATGGAATATGTCGGTATAATTATTAAATAAAAATTGGCATTCACACTGACATAGATTCATAAATTCATCTGGTTTCGAATTTTTTAATTCAGTATGTTTGGTTTTCAAATTTTCGATTTTGCGAATATCATTACGGATTGAAACACTATGTTTTAATTTACGAATATTCTCTGTATTATCTTCACAATCCATTTCATCCACTAATCTTTTTAAATTTAGTCGTTCATTATTATTAATAGTATTATTCATAACAAGAAAAAGTCTATATGAATAATAACGTTTTTATTTGTTTATGTATGTTTTAGTGGATATTATAAAATAGGATAAACATAATTGTTTAGCAAATTTTATCTTATAAATATGTATAAATAAGATGAAATACAATAAATCTCTTTTATTATTTGCCGTTATTATTTTTCTAGTTATCGCAATTTCTGTATTTATAGGTTCTAAATCAGTTATGCCATACTCACGAGATACATTATTTTCAATCCAATATCCATATGAAGGATTCCAAGGTATCAAACCATTAGAATATACTACCAACAATGAACATAAATCTATAGATTCATACTCATCATTCTTGATTAATAACCAATCAGTAGAATGTAAAAAAGTATGTGGTTTTGATGGATTATACTGTAAACCATATGTTGCTGGTAATAAACTAGACGTTTTTTCAGATGCTGAAGGAAAAAAAGACTGTAAAGGAGTTGGACTTACAAATTCATTAGGAAACTTATGTTTAAATGATGTACAAAAAAATCTATTATCAACACGCGGTGGAAATTCAACCGGAAAAGATTTCGAAATTGGTAAATAAACACGGTTTTATATTTTATCTTTTATGTTTTATGTTTTTTCGTAATTCTTTGGGTACATTATCGACGACCATAGTATCATATACTTTATAACATATTTTACAGTAATGTATCATTTTGGTACATTCAACATCAACATCGATGAAATCAGTAACTACATAATGATTACATTTATTATCAATGTAACTATTAATAGACTCTAATATGGTATTATATTCATCATTTCGTTCATTTTCAGGGATATTTTCTAATACATGCTTTGCTCTACACATCATTTGAATGGATTCGTCAATCGAACAAGATGATTCAGACATAAAAAAAGATTTGATTATAATTTACAGGTTATATAAAATACTCTAATACTATTTATATTTATTTTTATTTATATTATACGTACATTGCTAATACACTTTGATTTTGGTTCTCTTCGTTCTTGATAAATATATCTACTTCTTTTTTGGTAACTGTGATTGGGAATGTAACTTTGATATCAATGTCCTTACCGAATATTTTAGTATCTGGTTTGACTAATCTGAATAAATTGAGTTTGGTATAAATAATTTCTAAACAGCGCTTTAAATTACGTACTCCATCTTCATTCTTGGTCAATGCTGTATTTGATACAATATATTGAATAGTTTCATCTGGAATAATAACATCTTCTGCTTTGAAATTAACTTGTTCGCGAATCTTTGGTAACAAATAATCTCTGGCGATTGTTATTTTCTCTTTGGCATCATAACCTTTCGTTTGAATACGATACATACGGTCTTTCAAAATAGGATTCACTTTGGATTCATCATTATAACTGAAAATAAACAAACATTTACTCAAATCGAAATCGATTTCGGAGAAATATTTATCATGGAATTGACTATTTTGAGAAGTATCGGTCAAATGAGTTAAGATACCTACTATTTCTTCACCACGAGGAGTATCACTAATTTTATCTAATTCATCGAAATAAATGACTGGATTCATACACTTACTTTCAATTATGATTTGAACGATTTTACCCCAAGTACTACCTTCATAAGTATATGAATGGCCTTCTAAGAAACTACTATCGCCTGCACCACCTAATGCGATGAAAGCGAATTCACGTCCAAGAATCTTACTAATACCTTCTTTTACTAATGTAGTTTTACCAGTACCCATAGGACCTTTGATTGCGATAGCAGTACCCATAGCAGATGGATTTGAAATCCATTGGCCCATCATTTGCATAATTTGGAGTTTAGCATCATTCAATCCAAAAGCGCATTTATCAAGAGTATTTTTAGCATTTTCCATAAAATCATTACAAACGTCCAACCCGTCTTCCATTTTAACAGATAGACTTTTGTATACACCGAATGGAATACGCATAAATGTATCAACCCAATTCTTGATTTTATAATACTCATGGTCACTTGGGTCGATTGAACGTAAGATATTCAGCTTTTGTAGTGCGATTGCCTTGAATTTGGATGGCATTTTAGAATCCAATAGAGATAATCTATAAGGTTTTTCGATATTGATATGACTATTGATTTCCTTCAAGTCTTTCATTACACGTAATTGTTCCTTATTAGAAAGTTTCTTTTTGAAATAATCAATTTCATTCGTCTTCTTCTTATCACTATGAATTAGTTTATGATAAGTTTTTGCGTTTTTAGTACGTGCTTTTTTGACTAATTTCTTAATAGAAACATCACATTCTTCAATTGCTTTACGTAGAATTTTACTCTTAGGCTTTTTGTTAAGTTGCTCAGTCAAATTCTTCTTGGTTTCGACCAATTCCAAATATTCTTGTTCAACGTCAGTCAAATCTGTTTCATCTGGTTTTTTATCATCATCCTTCTTGATAGATTTAGAACCCTTGTCATATTTTTTACTTTTCTTTGATTTCTTTTTACTATCATTAGTCTTGTCTTTTTTCTTATCTGGAATTTCTAATCTTTGATATGTTTCTTTCATAAAAGCTTGTTCGTCATCACTATTACATTCAACATCTTCATCATCTTCAATATATTCTTCTGTATTTTCTGGGTCATCGCCAAGTAATATAATACTATACATACCATTTTCAGCATCATCTTCTTCCTCTTCCTCTTCCTGATATTCTTCTTCATCATCTGCTTCTTCATCATTGTCATCCTGATATTTTTTAGATTGTTTTTTTTTGTTATTTTTATGTTTTTTTGATGATGATTTTTTGTTATCAGATTTAGACTTAGGTTTCTTAGATTCTTTTAGTTCGTTACCGACTGCTGTCATCATTGTATTTTCGACTTTCTTTTGCATATATTTCGATGGAAATAATTTGCCAAGTAATTTCTGTAATTCATGACGGTCAACTACATCATCTTCGTCTTCCTCGTCTTCGTCTTCATCGTCCTCGTCATCGTCTTCTTCATCATCTTCATCGTCGTCCTCGTCTTCGGTTTCTTCAATATCTTCTTCATCGTCTTCATCTTCAGATTCTTCTACAATACGTCTTTTGTTTTTATTTTTTTTAGATTTAGGTGGTTTGTAAGATGATTCACTTGATTCAGAAACAGTTTCGTATTCAGATTCTTCCTCGATTATGGAATCGTCATCTGAATCAGAATCTCGGTTTCTTTTCAAGTTAGTCTTTTTGTTTTTGGCGTGTTTATCTTTCTTGGTAAGAGTTTCGAATTTCTTGACTGGCATTTTTGATAAGAGTATTGATAAAAGTAAATAAGATGACGAAATAGAACAACAAATAGAGTATTTTAAATAACGTAAATGGTAAATATTATCAATTAATATTGAATGATTTTTTTCGTCAATTTTTTATAAAAAATACGTAATTTTTCAATAAAAAATATAAAAAAATATTATAAAAAATTGAATATAATAAATATAAAAAATATAAACATAATATTATATAGGTATTAGAATGTCATCAACATCCTCAAAAATGAATGAACACAAAAGTCCATCCAGAATTATTGGTGTTCAATTCAGTATGTTATCGCCCGATGAAATTCGACGCAATTCTGTAGTTGAAGTTACATCACGTGATACATACATTAACAATAAACCAGTTGTAGGTGGTTTGTTTGACCCTCGTATGGGTGTATTAGAACCCGGATTAATTTGTCCGACAGATGGTTTTACATACATCGATACGCCTGGGTATTTTGGGCATATTGAAATGGCGCGACCTGTGTTCTTCATTCAACATATTAAAGAAATCATGAAAATAACTAAATGTGTTTGTTTTAAGTGTAGTAAATTACTTATCAACAAGAATCAACATAAACATATTTTGGATATGGCTGCTGAAGACAGATGGAGTTATGTATCAGCAACATCTGCCAAAGTAAAGCGTTGTGGCGAATCAACTGAAGATGGATGTGGATGTAAGCAACCTGATAAAATAAAATTGGAAGGAATGGCATCCATTTTCGCTGTTTGGGAAAATATTGAAACTGAAGGTGATGAAAATAAAAAAATAAATATGCGTCTTACACCAGAAATTATTTTGAAAATTTTCAAACGTATCTCAGATGAAGATATTTCCTTTATGGGATTTAGTTCGCTATGGTCTCGTCCAGAGTGGATGGTATGTCAAGTATTACCAGTTCCACCACCAGCGGTAAGACCATCTGTAAAACACGACGCACAACAACGTAGTGAAGACGATTTGACCCATATTTATAGTAATATTATAAAAACAAATCGCGATTTGGCAGAAAAGATTGCGAATAATGCGTCACCAAATGTAATTGAAGGGTTATCAACAGTCTTACAGTATTTCGTTGCTATGATTGTGAATAATAAGGTGAAAGGTGCTGTTCCTATGGCTCAGCGTTCCGGACGTCCTCTTCAATGTATTATGGGGCGTTTGAATAGTAAAAATGGACGTATTCGTGGTAACCTAATGGGAAAACGTGTGGATTATAGTGCTCGTTCAGTTATTACTGGTGAGCCAAATTTATCATGTCGTCAATTAGGTGTGCCAAAAAAGATAGCAATGAATTTAACGAAACCGGTTAAGGTGAATGACCGTAATCGCGATTTCTTAATGAAATTGATTCAAAATGGACCTGAAGTATATCCTGGAGCGAAAATTCTAGAACGAAAAAATGGCGAAAATATATCACTTCGATATGTAGACCGTAATTCAATTCGTTTAGAAAATGGTGATACGGTTCATCGTCATATGATGGATGGAGATGCTGTTTTATTTAATAGACAACCATCTCTCCATAGAATGTCGATGATGTGTCATATCGTAAAGGTGATGAAAAAAGGTGACACATTTAGAATGAACGTCGCGGACACTAAACCGTACAATGCGGATCGACCAACATCACTGCATAATAGCAGTAATGATTCATTATAATCATCAAGGTCCGCAACAGGGAGCGTGAAAAGCGTGTTACTCCCTAGTGAATAATTCAATAGATTCTTGGAATAAATATTTAACAAAAAGTATTTAAAATAATTTCTTTATATAAATTAAATGGTGGGAGATACTAAACCTTTAGATGAAAAATGTTGTTCAAGATGTGGAGAGAAAAAAGAAGTTGATAAATTTATTAAAAACCGTAACATATGCAAAATATGTAGCAATAAAAGGAAAAAAGAAAATAGGGATAAGGCTATTGAAAATATAGTGACAGAAGCAAACCAAAAATGTAATGCTTGTAATGAAACGAAAAATATTACTTTGTTTGTAAAAAAACGCAAAGTATGCTGTGACTGTGATAATAAAAGGCGTCGTCTAAGATATCAAACCGATGAAAATCATAGATTGAATGCCATACAGCAAGCAAGCGAGTTCAAGCACAAAAAAGTGATTGAACGACGACAATTGAAACTACAAGAAATTGGTGAAAATAACAAGAAATGCAGCGTTTGTTTTACTATAAAACCAAAAGACAGATTTCGACATAACAGATTAAGATGTAAAGATTGTGAAAGAGATGAACCTATACAAAAATTCATACGAAACGTTCGTTCAAGGATATATATTGCCTTGAATCAAACTAAAGAAAATCATACAAATGAATATCTTGGTATATCCAATATTGAATATATAAAATGGATATGTCATTATAACGACAAATACACTCTTGAAAATCGTGGAAAAGAATGGCATATAGACCATGTAATTCCATTGTCGAAATTCAATCTAGAAAACAAATCCGAACAATTAATAGCATTTAACTGGAGAAACACAATGCCTTTATCCCCAAAAGAAAATTTATCAAAAAACTGTAAAATAATAAAAACACAAATTGAACAACATTATAAAAAATTAGTAGACTACCATAAAGAAAAAAATATAGAAATGCCCCAAGAATTTATTGATTTATTTGCGAAACACCTTGTTGACGGGAACCCCTTAAAGCCTTCACTACCACTCACTACAGGAAACGTCTGTGAGGATCTCGGTTAATAGCCGACAGCCGATGGTAATAAAGTGATGGATGATTACGAAAGTATGAAATAGGCAATCCGCAGTGCTACTGTCTAAGTCCGTTATGGTAGGATATGACAGGCACTCAGAGACTGCTGAGGTGTTGATGAACAATGACGGACTAGCCATCCTGAGTTCGTTTAAGGTACAGTCCTTCCTCTTTGGAAACATAGAGGGTTGTAGTATATTTAGCCTGGGAAAAATAAATTAATAAAAACATAAAAACACCAGAGCATATATGCTGCGAAGTTTGATGGCGACGAAATGAATTTACATATGCCGCAGAACATTTTAGCAGAAACAGAATTAAGACATTTGGCAGCGATTCCATACCAAATGATAAGTCCAGCAGGAAACGCACCTATAGTAGGTATTTATCAAGATTCATTATTAGGTTCTTACCGATTCACAAGACCAAATATCTCTTTTACACCAAGAGAGGCAATGAATTTATTGATGATGTATAATAATGTAAATACAGAAGCATTACGCGAAAAAGGAAATAAAATATCCAGTTTTGACGTATTATCCCAAATAATGTCACCATTGACATTAAAATACAATAATAAATTAATTGAAGAAGGTGAAGATTCAAAAACATCGAATAATGTCTTAGAAATAAGAAACGGAAAATATATTCGAGGACAAATCGAAAAGTCAATATTAGCATCAACCACAAAAGGAATTATACATCGTGTATTCAATGATTTTGGACCAATGCAAGCATCTAGTTTCATCGATGATTTACAAAACATTGTAACAGAATACATGAAGTCCAGTTCATTTAGTGTAGGTATTAGTGATTTGATAGCCGATAAAAAAACACAAGATAAAATTATCCAAGTAATTACCGCACAAAAACAAGAAGTACAATCATTAATCGAGAAAGTTCATTTGGGA